ATGAGCATTCTTTTTCTGGATACAGAGACGAATGGCTTTCCAAAGCCCGGACTTCCGACCGGTCATGAGGATCAGCCGCATTGCGTCCAGCTCGCGGCCATTCTGACAGACGACCAGGGGCAGGAAGAGGCGTGCGTGAACGTCATCATCCGCCCGGATGGCTGGACGGTGCCGGAGAGAGCTGCAGCCGTCCATGGCATTACGACGGAGAAGGCTGCGCGCTACGGCATCCGGGAGCAGGTGGCATCCGTCCTGTTCTATGACCTGACGTGCCGCGCCGACCTGCTGGTCGCACATAACATCCAGTTTGATCGGCAGATCGTGGCGACCATGTACGCCCGGGCCAAGCGTTCCGAGTGGAAGCTACCGGAAGCGCAGTTTTGCACAATGGAAGCCGCCGCTCCGCTGGTGAACCTGCCGCCGACGCCGCGCATGCGTGCAGCCGGGATCATCAAGCCCAAAGCGCCGAAGCTCGAAGAGTGCATCCAGCACTTCTACGGCGAGACGCTTGAGGGCGCGCATGACGCCCTGGTCGATGTCCGGGCCTGCGCTCGGATCTACTTCGAGATGAAGCGCATGGGAGAGGCAGCATGAAGTGGAAAACGCCTATGGCGCCTAAGCCCCGCAAGTTCGTGCCCGGAGAAGCACTGGTCCTGAGCGGAGATGCACTTTTGGAGATCGCCGAGAGCCACAAGTGGTTTTTCCACGGGGGACGCCTAATGCACTCGGCTGCCTTGAAGAACATGAGCCTGACGGTTGTCCGCGCACGCATTGCCGACGGGTACATTCGACGTGCCGACCTGAACCCAGATTGGATTGCATTTGAGCGAGAGCGTTTCGCTCGTCTCGATAAAGCATCCAAAGCCGCAATCACAGGAGAGGCGGCATGACCCATCCCCGCGAAATCAACGAGGACCTGAGCGACGTGATTGCGCGCTCCTTCCTCATGGAGCGGATCGAGCGTGCGGCGGCCCTGCCGTGCCTTTCCGACCTCCGCCACGACGACAACGAAATCCGCCGCGAGTGCGGCCTGCTGAATGCTGAGAAGTGGAGCGCGTGATGAGCACCAAAACGACAAACCCGACCGAAATTACCCTCCTGCGCATCCGGGAATGGGGCGCATGTGGCGGTGGCCGAGACTGGTTCCGGGAGAAGTTCCCGCAAGGCGGAGACTATGGCCTCGTCATGAATGCGCTGTACGAAGACAAGCGCTTCGGAGATGCGCAGTGGCTTGCATCGAAGGTCTTTACGGAAATCAAGGACACTGCCGCGATAGTGGGGAGTGAAGTGGCCGCTATTCAGGCCGCGACAAATGATAAGGACGAGAACGGGGACGGCGCCCGGATCGGCAGCAGCGGGGACAGCGCCCGGATCGGCAGCAGCGGGTACGACGCCCGGATCAAGTGCGAAGGCAAAAATGCAGTCGTCGCTGCGGCAGGGCAGCGAACTCACGTCACGTTGAGTGAAGGCGGGGCTGCGTCTCTGGTTTGGTACGATGGGAAGCGCGCCCGCTTCACCAATCTGTATGAAGGCGAAGACGGCATTGAGGCGGGCGTTGAATACCGCCTGGATGATGCCGGAAAGGTAGTGCGGGCATGACCCCGCACCCGGCCTTGATCTGGATCGATAACGCCCTGCGCTCCCTGCACGAGTGGTTCCACGACGGGATCACCGGGAACGGCTGGAGATTCCGGCGTGACTGACCTGTTTCCGAAATTCTGCGAGGCGCTTGCCCTTGTGATCCTGTTCCACCTTGTGGCCGGTCAGCGGCCAGGGAGTGTTTAATGACTGAAGTCTTGGAAGAAACCCTGACCCTTCAAGACGTTCTGACGCGCCTCAAGGGCCGTGTTGGTCGCACAAAGCTCCATGCGCACTTGAGACGCGTGAAGGAATTTCATGGTGGTCCGACGCATCGTCGTTGGGGTCACCGCATCATCTTTTACCCGGCGGATTTCAAACGCCTGCTACTGAGCCTGGAATGCCCCTCAAACTCTTCAAACGCGGCCGGTCGGAAACCTACTACGTTCGCGGAACCGTCAAAGGACAGAGCGTTTATGAAAGCTCAGGAACTTCTGACCCCCAACAGGCGGAAGAATACAGGGCGAAGCGCGAAGCCGAACTCTGGCAGGAAAGCATCTATGGCAAGCGGGCCGTTGTAACCTTCGCCCATGCGGTCGCTGCCTATGTCGAAGCAGAGCCGCGTTCCGAAGCGACAAAGGCCTATCTTCGCCGTCTGCTGGACCATTTCGGCACCACGCGCCTGGCTGATATCGACCAGACCGCGCTCGATCAGGCTTATCGGCACATTCTGCGCGATGGTGCCGAGGCCAGTCCTGCCACAAAGGTCAGGTCGGTTCTCACGCCTTTGCGTTCGGTACTGGAATTTGCCGCTATCCGGAGATGGTGCGAGCGTCCGGCCTTCGACAAGCCGCGCATTCCGATGAGCCGGACAGTTTATCTCAGGCCCGAGCAGGTGACGGACCTGATCGATAACGCGGCACCGCACCTGAAGCCGTTGCTGGTCTTCCTGTTCGGAACCGGCGCGCGCATGTCAGAGGCTCTCGAACTGGACTGGGCCTGCGTCGACCTGAAGGGGAAACGGGCTGTCGTCTGGCAGAAGCAGGGGAACGAGCGGCATATCGATCTGCCACCCCGTGTCTGCGAATCACTGGCTTCTCTCCCGAACCGGGATGGCCGCGTGTTTCGTCCTGTTCGTGCCCGGAAGTCGAGAAACGGGAAGGGCAGGGAGATCGGGGAGGCCTATTCGGAAAACGGGCGGACCAGCGGCGGCCAGATCAAGTCTGGATGGTCAGTGGCGTGTCGCAAAGCGGGTCTGCCGGGGCACATGCGCGTATGGACACCCAAAGGGCAGGAGAAACCGAAGAGCGTATTCGTCCCGGACGTCACCCCGCATGATGCCCGCCACACATGGGCGAGCTGGCAATACTGCCTGCACAAGGATCTGATGCGTCTCAAGGCAGATGGCGGATGGGGCAACATCACGACGGTGACGCGCTACGCCAAGGTGATGCCGGACGCTTATCGGGATGAGATCATGGAATGGCTCGGCATCAGTGGCTAAGCCATCTTCGGTCGATTCGCATGAGCGGCCACGATGCCGTGAAGGGTGCACCGATTTTGCACCGAATTGCTCGCGAAGGAGTGGCTTCAGCCGTCATGAGACGACACTGTCCGAAGCGCGCGATCTGACAAATCGATAGCGGCGTCGAAGAAAAGATGCTTAATTTTCAAGGGGTTTCTTACCGGACCGAGTGGTGGGCGCAACAGGGATTGAACCTGTGACCCCTACCATGTCAAGGTAGCCTAAGGAGAAAGAAATCCGCAGTTTTCTGCCGTTTTTCAGCTGTTCGCGAGCACCTGTGTCGATATTGCACCCACCTGAATCAGCCCCCTAACCAGGCCGCGATTTCGTCACGATACGTCTCTGGCATCACCTTGGCATATCGCGTCACGGTCGTAATGTTTCCCCAGCCACCATCTGCTTTCAGTCGCATCAGATCCTTGTGCAGGCAGTATTGCCAGCTCGCCCAGGTATGTCTGGCATCATGCGGTGTGACATCTGGAACGAATACGCTCTTCGGCTTCTCATGCCCCTTGGGCGTCCAAGTTCGTATATGCCCTGGCATCCCCGCTTTTCGGCAGGCAACAGCCCATCCGGATTTGATCTGGCCACCGCTGCTGCGACCATTGTCCCAATAGGCTTCACCGATTTCCTTGCCGATGCCGTCTCTGGATTTGCGGGACCTGACTGGACGAAAGACGCGGCCGTCCCGGTTGGGCAGGGCGGCTAGAGCATTGCATACCCGCAAAGGCAGATCGATATGCCTCTCGTTGCCTTGCTTCTGCCAGACAACGGCGCGCCTACCTCGTAAGTCCACGCATGACCAGTCGAGTTCCAGTGCTTCTGACATCCTCGCGCCTGTGCCGAAAAGGAAGATCAGCAACGGCTTCAGATGGGGGGCTGCACTGTCGATCAACAACGTCACTTGTTGCGGTCTCAGATAGATTTTGCGCGCCGTCGGAATGCGCGGCTTATCGAAGGCCGGGCGGTCACACCATTGGCGGATCGCTGCAAATTCCAGCACTGAACGAAGAGGCGTTAAAACAGAACGCACCTTCGTTGCAGGGCTTGCATGGACGCCATCACGCAAAATGACCCGGTATGCCTCATCAAGAGCGTTCTGATTAATATCAGCCAGGCGCGTCATGCCGAAGTGATTAAGTAAACGTAACAGATAGGCCTTGGTGGCGTCAGACCTTGGCTCGGCTTCAACGTAAGCTGTTACGGCATGGGAGAAGGTGACGACGGCCTTTTTGCCGTAGACGCTTTCTGTCCATAACTGGGCTTCGCGTTTCGCCCGATATTCTTCTGCTCTTTTGGGGTCAGAAGTTCCCGTGCTTTCAAAAATGCGCTTTCCGTTGAGGGAACCGCGGATATAGAGCGTGCTGGACGACGATCGTTTGACGACCCTGAGTTGCATTCGAGGCTCAATACCAATCTGTTGAAGTCAGAATGAAAAAAGATGTAGCGCTTGCCCCAACGGCGGTGTGTCGGTCCGCCGTCGTATTCCTTGACGTCACGCAAGTGGTAGATCAGGCGTGTCCTGCCGATCCGCCCTTTGAGTCTATCCAGGACGTCTTGCAGAGTGAGGGTATCTTGAAGGGCCTCACTCATGCCGGATCTCCAGAATACTGCTCATTAATTGCGGTCTTTGCGCCATCCATGAACTGTTCGAAATCGCGTCCGAATTTATCGAAGCCTAAAGCTGTTGCGGCTTTATATCGATCGTCCTGTGCTGACTGTTCGCCGCGTCCGTGACCCCAGTCGTATCCTTCTTCCCAAGAAGTCCTGCCTTCCATCACTCCCCTCCATCGCGTGTCATCGTGACCATTTTTCGATCTCCGCTTCTGCGCGTGCTTCCATGGCGGCTGTCTGGTGGTGTTCTTCCGAGCCTCGGGCCTCTTTCTGGCGCTGATGGGCTATGTCGCAGCGCACATAGAGCACGGGGCCCTCTACAAGGCGGTCAGGATCAAGGTCATCGGCGTCCAGTTCAAGTTGCCATGAGTTTCCAGGGTACAGGCCGACGCATACAGTTTCGGGGTATGAAGCAAGCTGCTTTTTCCGCGTCCGAACTGCGCTGTTCTGTCCAGCCATGTGGTCATCGCAAGTTGGCGACGCGATGTCCGCACCTCCAATATTTGTCGGGTGCTGGCTCATGATGCAGATGCCTCCTGAACGGGCGTGTGGCGCTTCAGCTGAGCCAACGTGTTCTTGTGAGAACGGCGGTCGCTCGGGGTCGATGGTGCGAACACCACAGCGCCGCACGCATGACGCCAGCGGATGTGGCCGCCATTCGTCTTCGAGGGTTTCCAGCCCATGCCGGCCGCCCTGGAGCGCAGGCTTCGGAAATCAGATGACGTCCTCATGCGGCCTCCTCCGTCACTTCGACCTTGTCTTCCCCAGCAGGTGCCTTGGCGTGCATCGTCCAGTTTGGGAACACGATCGCAGCATTGAGGTCCTGAAAGGCAGGCAGGATCAGGCCGCCAACGTTCGGTTCGCCCTCGATCAGGACGACAGCGGGCAGTTCCGCACCAGGCGAGACCAGGCGCAGGGTGCAGGGCGCATCGCCCTGGTAATTGTCGACCGCGCGACAGATCCAGCGCAGCGGCATGGGGTGGACGCCCACAGGAACGGCCGCTGGATGAAGAGGACTTTCTGGCAGAAGGAAGCGCCATTCCGGGAAGGCTTCGAAGGCGTCAATCTGCTCGACAAAACCACGCTCGATCACGCTGCCGTTCGAACGCAGCAGGCGCCAGATGGCCTCTCCATTCTCGCTGACCTCAATCGTAACCATTGGGCCCATCTTTCGGCAGGTGACGAAGAGACGGCCGCTCTTGCGGAAGTTGAGCGTAAACGGCTCGAAGGGCGCCGTTTCATAGGACGAACGGGCGAAGAGTAGGACGACGCCATCCGTGCCAATGCAGACGGCATGACCATCGCGATACTCGACCCGCACGCCTCGCAGATGGAAGCGTGGGCATTCCGGATTTACGGCGAATGACGCGAACGCGAGAGCGCGCGCCTCGATCAGAACTGATGACATGTCAGGACTTCCTGAATTCGGAAACCGGCAGCAGACCGGCATCCTCGAATTTGCGCCGACGCTGCGAGACTGTTGCGCTCGTGACGTTCAGCATTCTGGATACTTCCGCAGTGCCTCGTCCTTCCTTCAGAAGGCGAAGCATTTCCTGATGAAGCGGACTCATCTTCGCGGGGTCTGATGCATGACTGGGCACCGGTCGACCGCCTTTCGGGCGTCCCGTTGGCGGCGGATCGCCCTTGCGTCGTTTTGCAGGAAGAGCGGAAACTGCCGGAGCTTCCTGTTCTTCTTCCGCAATAGGGGGGGGGGGTATAACCGCTGTGGCGGGATAGTCCGTCGCTGCGGCAATTCCGCAGTCGAACAGATTGTTCCAGACCTCGTGGACCGCCGCTTCCGGGATCTCGAAGAATGCCGCCACGGCAGGCGGCTCTTTCTGACGACGCAGCGCCTGGAGAATGTCGACGATGGTGACGGTCACAGCGCCAGCTCCCCGGTATCGCCCCAGTCGAGCATGACCCGGCCACCCTCGATCGGCCTGGCAACCGCAACGGTTTTGCATCCTTTCCGGACAGGAACGGACACGCGTTTCTGCTGGCACCAGGTGGTGGCTGCTGTCTGCGCATGCCAGAGCGTGCTGTAACGGGCTGCGATCTGGCCTCGACCATCGCAGATCGAGAACAGTTTGGTGCTGCGGCGCTTCCCGGCCATCACAGACCCTCCCGAGGCGCGGCATAGGTCAGCACCCGAAGGTTGCGGACAACCTTGTCGCACCAGGCGCGAAAACGCGCCTTATCATTCGGGGTCTGAAACACGACCGGAGCTGCCGTCTGGATGGGGCAGGCCGGTGCCGGCGGGATACCCGGCACCGGATCCGGGAGACGATTGGCATAGAGGAGCATGACGAGCTGTTCTTCCAGGTTGTCCGCGGATTCACGCCAGGTCTTTGCCATAGCTTTGATGGAAGCATTCGGCTGTTCGACGTATCCGTAGTCGTTGGCCAGCATGTGGCACCATTCCATGCGGGTTCGTAGATCGCGCGCCTGTTCGCGGATGTCCGGGTGATAGCCGTTCAGGAAGATGTCGAAGCTGGTCTGAGTGTGACCGCCGACGGCAGGGTGAGGCTTGCGGGTCATGCCGCACCTCGCAAACCATCTACAGTCTTCTTGTCCATGCCGGCGGCGACGCAGAATTTGTCCAGCCGATATTTTGCCGTCGCCAGTTCGAAAAGAAGCTTGATGTATTCTGCGCCGTCAACGTCATGGACTTGCTCGGCCAGAGTGCCCTCCATGGCCAAGAACATGGCTGTTTCGTTAGAGATTGAGCATTCTTCCGCCTGATCCAGGACACGGAATAATTGGGTTGCAACTGTCATTTTGGGTTCGCTCATGCCGCACCTCGATCGTGTGCGATCTGGCGGGACGGGGCTCGGCAGCGCCATCTGTCGGCAAGGTCGCGGAACAGGACGGCGAGGGGGTTGCCTGACGGCTCGACGTCATAGCACTGGGCGAGTTTGTCGTAGCTGTCTGCCTGGGCGAGGAACGCCTCGGTCGGCAGCGCCGCTATGCGGGCGAGGCTGCGACTGCGGTGATAGCTACGGAAGATCTTCGGGAAAAAGCACTGGACCGTGTCCAGGGCGGACCGCAAGTGGTGTCCGCGGGTCGACTGAAACGACATGAAACCTCTCCATCGCGGGTGGCGATGGGGTCAATGTGGGGTATTCCCACATTCGGCGTCAAGTAGAATGTTCTATTTTCCCACATTTGGTTTTGGCTGGCATACTTGGGAGCCGGTGATTAACGAAGCTATCTCTCTGTTGCCCGCCAAAATCGATTTCACAGCCTGAGCGCAGGCGGTGCCGTCATGAGAGATGTAGGACTCGGAGGCGTTGCTTGCATCTGCCTCATCGACGCCGAGATCAAGGAGTTGGTCCTCGACGGAAGCGCGAAGAATTTCTTTGGCGTTATCAGGCGTATCATCAAGATAAGTATCGTATTTAAAGCCTAAGCCATCGCTGGTTTTATGGCGCTCAATATGGCAGTTCAGCAGCTTTACTGCATCAGCAGGATAAATTCCGCCACCGTGCACTGCGAAGGTCTGTGGGGAGCCATCATCATTTATTGATTGCAGATGAATGTATTCAACTACAGACCCTTTTTTGGTATCTTCAATACCGTCAAAATGATCAGTGTTGGAGCCGATATCCCTGGTGAGGACAGCGCGACAATTCTGGTCAGCTCGCGCATCCTGGCAAGCAATTAAGAAAACAGATAGAGCTGCGAGCGAAAGCGCGACGCCCTTACGCATCCTTGGCACCATCGGTCCGGATGAGTGCATATCGCAGAAAAGCTTCGGCCTCACTGTCAGGCATCCGGCGAAACGCGGCAAGTAGTGCTGCTTCGTTGGTATTCAGCGCTTTGGCTGGCAGTTTTTCACCCACTCCCTCCGTGAGCCAGTCAAGAGTAACGCCGAAATAGGCCGCAATCGCCATCAGTGTAGCCCTTCCTGGTGCATCGCGTCCGGTTTCGATTTTCGTAAGATGGGCGCGAGATATACCAATCTCGACCGCAGCCGCGGCTTGCGTCAACCCTCTTTGTTCTCGTAATGTTCTTATTCGCCCAGAGAGCGTTTGTGATGTCTCCATAGAAGAACACTGGCCTAGCTGAAGATCAGGGGGGCGGATTCTCCCCACATTGCCATTGACTTCTGTTGTGGGAATGTCCCACATTGTGGGTCATGGACACAAAAGACATCATCCGGATGGCTGGCGGCCCGCTCAAGGTGGGGCAGGCGGTTCATCGTCATCACTCCACGGTTTGCGGCTGGCGGAAGATCCCGCCATGCCATGCCCTCACCATCGCCCAGATGGCAGGCGTCTCCGTTCACGTCATCCGCCCTGATGTCTTCGGTCCCGAACAGAACCGGGAGCAGGCAGCGTGATGCGTACAATTATTGGTAAAATTCGCGAGTTCGTTGGCTGCCTGTGTAAGCGCGGCAAGAATGTCGGGCTTGACGCCGGCTTGTGCACTCTCGAAGAGGAGGCCTGCGGGACAGCTGCTGAAGCCGGTTCCGAACACTGGATCGCGGCGATGGCTCAGCGCCGTGAAGAAATGAAGCGGTTCATGGCGCTTGGCGCAGTTGCGGCGGCGGATGAACGGACTGAACTGCTTCGTGCGCTGAACCATGCGCGTCGTGCGATTGATGCCTGTGCTCCGTACGCCGAAACCGTTGAGGCGATGGACGCTCCGGAGTTTCGAGAGCAGATCAATCGCCTCATGATGAGCCTCTATGGAATTATCCTTCGGCGGCCGGATGCTCACAAAAGCTCGTGGGAGCTTCGTGGTTTCTGTCCTTCCCTGCGAGCGGCAATCAATAATGGTTCCGAAGACGCATGACGGCGAGGCTGGCATCTCGCGAAAGCTGGTCCAGTGCGTTGGAGAGCTGGATTTTGGTTGGCTCTCCAATTCCGCTTCCCTGGATCGGTACCAGAAGAGTGAGATCATGGCTGCCGATCTCCGGAACTTCCGAAGGGAGGCTCAGTCGCACTTTCAGTGTGCCATCCTCTCGGCGAGTGATTTTGCGAATAATCGGATCTGCGGATTGGCGTTCTGACATTAGAATCTCCATGGGTTTGGTTGGTCCCTTCCATGGTGATCCGAAATGGCCTGGGTGTCGAATCCCCGGCCATTACTGGAAAACTCGCAGTCCTGAACCGGGCTCTGAAATATCCCGCGTAAAGGCGGCTCTTCGTCATTTGGTCTCCTTCTGCCTGTCAACTGTTCCGGCTCTCAACACCCGGAACACTGACAGAGAGGACACCCAAGATGTTGGGTATTTCACCCAAGCGCGCGGGTATTTCACCCAAGGCCCGGTGCAGTGCCATGTCTGATGCGCTGACCGAACGCTTCCAGGACATGGTGAATGAGGAGGTTCGCGACAGGCGTGGTCTCGGGCTGAAAGGCGCATTCCGTGAGGTTGCGCGCCTGTTCGGCCTGACGGAACGCCGTGTGCGGGCCTGCTGGCACCATGAGATCCGTTCGGTCACCGCCGGTGAATGGGAAGCCGTTCGCCAGGCACGCATCCAGACGCTCAAAGCGCGGCAGCTCCGGCTCCAGCAGCAGCTGGACCGTCTCAATGACAGGGGCGCCGCATGACAGTTCTTGTTTTCCTGTTCGGTCCCGCAGCGGAAAGCTGGCTGATTTACGCGCGCTTCAGGGCGCGCGACGTCGTCATCTTCGTCGTGCAGTGGTGGATCGGGCGGGAGATTGAATCCATCCAGCGTCGGGACAGGCGCATCCGGAAAGTGATGCGTCTCCTCGAGGGCTGGATCCAGACCCTCTGAGGACATGATGGCCCGACCCTCCCATGACTACGCCCGCCTCGAGCCCATGGTGCGCCGCCTGCATGCGGACGGCCATGGCGTGCAGCGCATCGCTCGCCAGGCGGGGATCTCCGTTGGCAGCGCACACGGACTGATCGGCCGCCTCGGACTGACGCGACCGGTTGCGCCGGCAGCCGCGCGGCGGCGTCCGGTTCGCCGGCCGATGCCGGTTGGAATGGGTCTGGTTCTGGGAGGGATCAATGTCTGAATTAAGGCGGCGGTTCCCACCGCTCTCCGTGGTCGAATCTCTGCGTTTCGATGAGCTTTATGAACTGGCGATGGCTCAGATGCCGCTTGGGGAGAAGTCGGTATGGGATGCGACGCCTCGCAAATACATCTGCATTCCGCGAACATTCAACGCCAAGGCTGTACGTGAAAGCGCGCGTATCAAGCCCGATCTGCACAATCAGGTCCGCCGTTTTTCCTCAGGCATGACGCTCGCGGATGGCGGTCACATGAGGCTGCCCGCGAAATGGGGGTCAGGTCATGGCTGACATTCTGGATTTCGTCGGATTTTGTACGGAATTGGAAACAGACATTAGCGCTGCCGGGAATCAGGTGCGTTATGCCGAGCAAATTGATGTCTCGCACACAACGATCTCGCAGATCCTGAACGGGAGGCGGCTGCCATCTGCGGCGTTCCTGGACGCGGCGGGCTTCGACTGTTTTCCCCGGTATCGCGCGATTGGTGGCGGCAAAGAAGCGCCGCTGATCAATAACTTCCAGTTTTTTACACAAGTGGAAACACGCATTCGCACGGTAGGCTCGTTGCGCGGCTTCTGTCGTGTCAACGGTCTCAATGCCTCGAGCGTCTCCAAATTCCTCAATGATGAAGCCCGGGCGACGGACGATCTGCTCCGCGTCATGGGTTACAGGCGACTGACCTGCTACCGGCGTCGCTCCACGAAACCGGCCGGGGAGGCCGTCGCGGCATGAATATCCACAAACCCGTCGATCCGGGCGTCTTTGGCGGCGCGCTGCGCACAGTCCCGCAGAACCTTGCCTGTGAGCATAGTCTTCTGGGATCGGTCCTGGTGGACGCGACAAAGACGCTCGAAGCCGTTGAAGAGATCCTGCGGCCCGAGCATTTCGCGGACCCGGTGAATGCCCAGATCTATGAAAAAGCGCTGCTCATGTACAATGAGGGACGCAAGGTCGATGTTCTGACGATCATCCGTCACTTCGAGCATCCTGACGAACTGATCTGGGGCAAGCTCAACCCGAGAGAATATCTCGCCAAGCTGATGAATGCCTATGTCAGCCCGAGGGTCGCGCTGGATTACGCCCGCGAGATCCGCGACGCGGCGATGCGCCGTGAATTGATGACGCTGTGTCAGCAGACCTCCGATCTCTGCTGCCGCCCGGAGGATCAGCGGGCTGAGGACATTGTCGAGGGGCATGAGTCGGCGCTGCTGCATATTGCCCAGGGCATGAGCGACAGCCAGCCGAACGTTTCGTTCCATGAAGCGCTGTGCAATGCTGTATTGTCTGCACGTGAAGCCGTTGAGCGCGGATCAGCACTGGCGGGATTGTCCTGGGGGTACCGCTCGCTCGATCGCCTGACGAACGGGCTGGTCGGGGGCAACATGTATGTCCTCGGCGCCCGTCCGGCCATGGGCAAGACATCGATCGGGCTTGGCATCGCGCTGCGTGTTGCCTCTGCCGGGAAGCGTTGCCTTTTCTGGTCCGGCGAGATGACAGCCGAGCAGGTGGGCGCGCGCGGCGGCGCGGCGAAATCCGGTCTGAATCTGCGCTCGGTCTTTTCCGGCCGGCGGTGGGATGTGCCAGAAGAGGCCGAAACCGGTCAGCAACCGCCGCTCGAAGGCTGGCAGTGGAACGCCCTTCAGGGCGCGTGCGACGAAGCCCAGAAGCTGCCGCTCGAAATCGATACGCGTGGCGGGCTGACGGTGGCGCAGCTCCGCTCGCGAGCGCGCCGCATGAAGAGATCCAAGCGCGGGCTCGATGCTATCATTCTGGATTACGTCCAGCTCATGCGCGGTTCTCCGCGCGTGCGTGGCCGCATGCGATACGAAGAGATGACGGAAATCAGCAATGAGCTGAAGATCCTCGCCAAGGAACTGGACGTTCCGGTCATCGTACTCGCCCAGCTGAACCGTGAGTCGGAAAAGCGCGAGAACAAGCGTCCCGCCATGTCCGATCTGCGTGATACGGGCGCGCTCGAGCAGGACGCGGACGTCATCGGTCTGATCCATCGCGAGCATTACTACCTCCAGAAGGAAGCGTCTGCGGGCGGTCTCGTCAAACGTGACAAGGAAACCCGCGATGCTTTCGACGCCCGGTGCCAGGAATTCCAGGAACGGCTCGATGCTGCGCGCGGCAAGGGTGATGTCTTCCTGGTGAAGAACCGGCACGGCCCGGAAGGGCGCTGCCGCATGCTGTTCGATAATGAGACGACGTGGTTCCGCGATGCCGGCGAGGATGCCCGCAGCCCCGCATGGGGTGCCGGTCTGGAGTTCGTCTGATGGCGCGCCGCGAACGTCCGGGAAAGCATGCCCGATCGGTGATGTCCGATCGTCGCTGGCAGCCTCTGTCGCTCGCGGCACGCGCCATCTGGCTTGGCCTGACGGATATCGGTGACGTCGTGCCGGCGATCCGCGCGCCTGGCCGCAGTGGCGCCACGGTGGATGAGATCGCCCGGTATCTCGGTGCCGATGTCGATGCCGTGCGTGCCGCCGTGCCCGAGCTCGTCCAGTGCGGTGTCCTCGAGGCAGTCGGGGCCGGATACCGCCTCGCATCCTACTAGGTTTTCTAGGTTTTCAATCCCGTCACGCTGGCGGGTGCAGGAGTTTCTGACGTGAAGGTCAGCGCAACACATCGCAGTCAGCTTGCCCGGGTTCTCATGATGGAAGCCGAGAGCCTGGCCCTGAACGCCATGGAGGCCGTGATGGTGCTCTGCTGGATGCGTCTGGTCAGATACCTGATCCTCAACACGGCTGAAGGCGTGCTCGACGTCTCATTTCCGGGCGCGCTGGCCGCGCTCGCCCGTACTCAGGTTTTCTGTGACGTAAACCTGATCGAAACCTACCTCGAAACCTACGCGAAAACCCAACTGATAACCTGGGATCGCGATGCCCAGACCATTGGCCTTCCGCCCGGACTGGGCCTGACGGCGCGCCAGATCGCGTCGCGTGCAAATGGCGCGAAGGGCGGAAGACCGCGAAAAACACCGAAAACTGGCGTCGTGGCGGATCAGCGCCAGAGCAACATCATTCTACCCCTATCCGGAGGCAAAGACGTGGCTCGCGAAAACCCGGCAGAAACCCGGCCTACACGTACGCGCGTGAAAGCTAAGCTTAGCTTTGAATCTTCTTCAGAAGATAAGCTTAAGCTCGACGCGATGTTCAGTCGCATTGGGCCAAAGGCTCTCGAGGCTGCAAAGTTCGATCCGGCTCGCGGATTTCAGAATTACGGACTGACGCGACAGTGGTGCGCCCTGGCCCTGGAGAAGGGGCTGAGCGAGGAGCAGGCAGAACGGCTGATCCTTGGCGTGGTGCAGAGTGTCGCGGAGCGCCAGATCGAGCGCGGGAATCCGGCAGGACATCTGGGATATTTCTCCCGGGCCATCGAGGACGCGATCGCGAAGGGTGATGTTCCTGAAGCGCCGAAAACTGCGGACGAACGCAGGGCCGAGCGTGAGTGGGCAGAGGCGATGCAGGACTACACCAGCCGCCTGGCGTGCGGCGAGACTGGCCTGATCCGTCCGGAACTGGCTGATTTCCTCGCAAAGGCTGCGGCATGAAGGGCGTCAAGCGGATCGATCTCGGGCGTGACGTGCCGGAACAGGTGGCAGAATGGCTGAATGATGCCGCTTTCACGCTGGCGGCAATGCCGGCGAATGGGTGCTGGCCCGGCGGAATGAGGTCGTACTGGCCTGACATCGTCGCGGACCGCGAGGACCTGGACTGGCCGATGGAGAGCGATATCCGGCCACCCGTTCCGTCTTCCGATGAGGTGAGCCGGATGGATCTGGCGCTGTCATGGGTGCCGATGGTGAGTGATGGTGGTCAGAAGGCGGTGGTCAACATGCGCCTCATCGTCCATCCGATATCAGGGCAGCACCGGTGGACATGGAGGAAAATCGGCAGAAAACTGGGCATCAATCATGAGACTGCCAAGGATTGGCATGCAGAGGCCTGCGCGGCCATTGGAAGAAAAATCAGCCAGAGTGCATTTTTCTCTCGCCACTTCCGCCATTTTGAACGTATGTAATTGGCATGATGAGGGGACGTATGCTCGTGAGGGCTGCGTCCCCTTTCTCGTTGGTGCGGTCCGGTGCCCGGTCGGCGGGGGCAGGAGGGTGTCATGTGACCTGAAAGCCACGGTTTTCTTGGGTCCCTCCTGGAGGGGTAGCCATCCGGGGGTAATTCGCACCCCGGTAAGAGGCAGTTTTCGAGTAAATCTGAAAATGGGTTGGTGTTGTTGTTGTTGTCGTCTCATGAGGAACCGGCAATGGAAGCGCATGAGACCGTCACGCTGAACAAGGCCCAGATGGCCAAGCGGCTGAAGGTCTCGCTTCCGACCCTCACCAACTGGATCGACCGGTGGCCAGACTTTCCCGCCGAGCATCGGGGCACCAACGGCAAGAGCTGGCGCTTCAATCCTCACGCCGTCTTCGATTTCCTGGCGGCAAGGCGGGAAGAGGAAGAAAAGGCGACCATCGGCCGTGACGAAAAGCTCATGGAGCTGCAACTGCAGTTCGATGATCTCTTCGCGGAAGAGGAGCAGCCTGCACGGTCCGGCTTCGTCTCCACCAAAGAGCAGATCGATATCTGGCGTCTTCGCGACCTGAAGCGGAAAGAGGCCGAGCGGTGCGGCAAGCTCGTCATCGCAGATCAGATGCAGGACATGATGGCCACGGCTTTCGCGATGCTGGCGCGGGACACGGGAGCGTTTCTCCGGCAGCTGGCCCGGGACCAGAGCTGGCCGGACGCGGTCCTGCGGCAGGCGGAGAGCCGCCTGAAGGACGTTCAGGCGAAGTCAGTCGACACCGTTCTGGGCATGCTGAAACAGGATACAGACACCGAACATGAGCGACAGCTTCATCTCGCCTGAGGAAGTTCTGTTCGCAGATCCGCGCGCCATCATCGCCCGGGCAATCGAATCATACCGGCCGGCTGAAGAGATCAATGTCGCTGATTACGCGGCAAAGCACAGGATCCTCGACAACAGGGGCGGTGGCTTTGTTGGCCGCTGGAGCCATGATGAGGCTCCCTACCTCGTAGGGCCCATGGAGGCTCTGACAGAGCAGCAATATCTCACGACGGCCGTGGTTGGGCCTGCCCGGTCGGGCAAGACGACGATTGGCCAGAACTGGCTCCTCCAGTCGGTGGATGTCGACCCGGCAGACTTCCTGGTCTATGCCCAGACCGACGACGTCATCGAAAGTTACGTCAAGCGCGAAATCGCGCCCATGATCGATGCCCATCCTTCCATGAAGGAAAAGCTGGGCACGCGGCCGGTCGACAATTCGCTCAAGTTCAAGCGCTTCCGGTCCATGTGGATCGAGTTTCTGGCGGCGGCCTATAACAACCTGATCAACAAGTCCGCACCTCGGATCATCATGACCGAGATCGATGCCTATCCGGCCAATCTCGGTGATGCTTACGCTCTGGCGTCCATCCGGCGTGAGACCTTCGGGCAAGAGAGCATGGTGCTTGCCGAGAGCCATCCTGATGCGGCTCTGGGCAGCGACCCGTCCAGGTGGACGAACGGGATCATGAAGCTCTACCGCGACAGCGATCGGCGCATCTGGTGGTGGCCATGCCCGCATTGCAACGGCTTCTCCAGTCCAAACCCGACAGCATCCGTGCCGATGACCCTGCACTGGAATGCAGATGCTCCTCTCGATGAGATCCGCGACAGCGCGGCGCTCCTGTGTCCGCATTGTGGAACGTTGATCGAGGACAAGTGGCGTCGCGCCATGAACCGAGACGGGGTTTGGGTCGGCAGGGGGCAAGACATCAGCCAGGATGGCGAAGTGTCTGGCGAACTGGTGGCAAGCACCACGGCCGGTTTCTGGATCACCGGCCTCATGTCGCCGTTCATCATCGGCGGCATGGGGTCGCTCGCCTATGACATGGTCAAGGCGCAGCGTGACTTCGAGACGACGGGTGATGACAAGGATCTCCGGGCCGTCACGGTCAAGCGCTGGGGGCTTCCATACCAGCCGCCCCGGGCTGCCGGATCACTGGACTCGCAGGCGATCGCCAACCGCGCCGAACCGGGGCTTCGGCTTGGCTTTGTCCCTGAGGGCGTCAGGTTCCTGACGGCTGCCGTGGACGTCCAGGCCAATCGTTTCGAGTTCATGGTGCGCGGATGGGGGGTCGATGGCGAGAGCTGGATCATCGATTACCAGAAGGTCACTGCGGATCCAGCGACAAGCCAGAAGGACTGGGACGATCTGCTGACCTCTCTCGAGGAGGCCAGATACCCTCTTGCCGATGGCTCAAGCCGCGCCATGAAGATCCTCGCGGTCGGATATGACAGTGGCGGTCAGGACGGCGTGACCCTGCAGGCCTATGGCGCATGGAGACGGGCACGCAGGCGGCGTAGCGCAAAGCGGATGGGACGGTTTGACGGGCGGGATGGCTGGACCATCCTTCCGCTCAAGGGCGCGAGCACAATCAACGCACCGGCGCTGGTGGTGACCTATCCGGACACCCAGAGAAAGGACCGTTCAGCAGCGGCGCGAGGCGAGGTTCCGGTTGGGTTCTTCAACCCGAACCGCTTCAAGGATGATGCCTCGACGCAGTTACAAGTCGCTGATGTCGGGGCCTGGCGCGTTCATTTTCCTGCTGCCTTGCTGGCAAATGAACCGCCGCATCCCTTTTTCGAGCAGCTTGTGGCGGAGCAGAGACGTCCAGACGGACGGTGGGCGAAAGTCACGCCATCTGCCCGGAACGAGGCGCTGGATCTGATGGTCATGACGAACGTCCTGGCCTTCCTGTTTGGAATTGCCCGCATGCCATGGAGCTCTCCACCCGTCTGGGCGGCACCATGGGAAGAGAACAGCTATGTGGTTTCCTCGACGGAAATCCTCGCGGAAAATTTGTCGAAAGTTACCCAGGCCGTGAGCAGCTGGAGCCGCGAGAAAGGGGCGGAAGCTCCGCCACCGGTCGAGAGGGCTCGCCAGTCTCGACAGGAGCGGTTGCGCCGCCTGGTCAAGCGTCTTCCGGGATAGGAAATTGAAGATGCCGATGGATCTCAAAGTCGGCCTCGATGCCAAGGCGCTCCGGCGAGATTTGAGCGCCCTGGCGGAAAACGAAATTCCTAGGGCTGCGGCCTCTGCCCTGAACCGATTGGCTACAGGTGCCCGTCTGAAAGTCGTAGACCGGATGAGAGAGGTCTTCGACCGGCCAAACGCCTTCACACTGAACGGGTTCTTTACGAGGCCCGCAACGGGGAAAAATCTGGAAGCCTGGGTGGCGACACGGGATTTTGCGCGCCGCGGGACGCCTGCGATTACCTATCTTGGGCCACAGATCCGCGGTGGTGAGCGCGACATGAAGCGGTTTGAAAAGGCGCTCCGAACTGTCTCGGGCGGTCAATATGTTGTTCCTGGGAAAGACTGTCCGCTTGACGAAAATGGAAACATCAAGCGCGGCATCATCATCCAGATCCTGAGCCGTCTGAACCTCATGCAGGATCCTACGTCAAACATGGGCGACCGGACGGCACGACGGATTGCCAAACAGCTCAAAAATGCCCGCGGATCTCGCAGCGAATATTTCGTGGGGTACGCACGTGGAAATCGGCGGCCCCGGGGCATTTTCAAGCTGATCGGGCCGGGCAAGGTCGGTGAAATTCTGCGGTTCGTGTCCCAGCCTCATTACAAGGCAAGGCTACCTGTCGAGCAGATCGTCAATGAGACGATCGGGCGCCGTCAGGACCGGGTCGTCAACGAAGAGATCATCAAAGTTTTCCGCAGAAGAGGTTTGCGATGACATCCCTTACAGGGCGTGGACAGTATGTCCGCAGGCCGCCACAAACCAGTATGTCTGGCCTGACGACAGCGCAGCTTCAAGCCAATCTGGCTGCGGCACAGCAGGCCTATAATGACCTGATGATCGGCGGAAAGCCGGTTGCAGTCTCGTATTCCCAGGTGAACGGATCACGGTCCGTCACCTATACCGCAGCCAACAAGACGGACCTTCTTCAGTATATCCAGCTCCTTCAGAAGCAGCTGGGGATCTCTCGCAGGCGTCCAGTAAGGTTTGTATTCCGATGACAGAACGCAGCGCAGTCATCCTCGGGCCCGATGGAAAAGGAATGCCCCGGACGCCTGCGCTGCCACGTCGTCGTCGGGCGATGGGACTGGCGGGCGGTTGGGGGCAGACCCCTTATGATGCCGCGGACATCACCGGGCCTCACATGGAAGCCTGGAACCCACTGCTTTGGTCTCCAGACGTTGAGCTGAATGTCTATCGTGACCGGATCGTCTCCCGCATCAGGGACCTGGTCCGGAACGACGGCTGGGCTTCGGGAACAATCACCCGTGTCCTGGACAACGCGATCGGCGGTTCCTTTCGTGCGATCAGCAAGCCTGACTATCGTGCCTTACGCGTAAAGACCGGCCTGTCGTTCGATGCGGTATGGGCGGACGAATGGGGCAGGGCAGTCGACAGCCACTGGCGTGGATTTGCGGAAGACGAGAACAGGTATTGTGATGTCGGCCGCAGGCTCAGCTTTACGCAGATGTGCTGGACAGGGCTGCGGCACGACCTGGTGGATGGTGATAGCCTAGCGCAGGTCTGCTGGCTGCCGGAGAGGATCGGTGAAGGGCGGGCCGAATATGCGACCTGTTTCAACCTGATCGATCCGGACCGGCTGTCTGTCCCTCAGAACAACTGGGATCTGAAATACTGCCGCGGCGGTGTTCAGATCGATGAATGGGGCGCGCCGCTCGGATACCATATCCGACGCGCGCATCAGGGAGACTGGTTCTCTGCGGCCGAGACTCAGGAATGGGATTATATTGAGCGTGAGACCGAGTGGGGTCGCGCGAATATGGTGCATCATTTCCAGTCAGAGCGCGCAGGTCAGCATCGCGGCGGCGCGGGAATTCTGGCGCCGGTGGTTCAGCGGCTGAAGATGCTCATCAAGTATGATGGGACTGAGTTGGACGCCGCGATCGTCAATTCCATCTTCGGGGCTTACGTCGAATCTCCTTACGATCAGGAGATGGTGGCAGATGCCCTGGGTGCGGGTGGGGGCGATGGCGTTATGGCCTACCAGGACGTCCGGACGACCTTCCATGAAGAAAACCGCGTTATGCTGGGCGGGGTTCGGATGCCGATGCTGGCTCCAGGCGAGAAGATCAACACCGTTGATGCGGCGCGCCCGAATTCCAACTTCGCAGCCTTCGAGAGCGCTGTTCTTCGTAACGTCGCCTCTGGCGCGGGCGTCTCTTCCATGCAGGTCAGCAATAACTGGTCAGACGTGAATTACTCGTCTGCTCGTGCGGCCATGCTGGAAGCCTGGAAAACCATGGATCGCCGACGGAAAAACTTCGCTCAAGGCTATGCCTCTCCCATGAGGACGGCATGGCTCGAAGAATGCGTCGCGCTTCATGACGATCTGCCTTTGCCGGCGGGTGCGCCTCGCGGGTTCCTGGCCAAGTATTTCCCGCGCCTTCGAACGCCGCTTTCGCGGTGCAACTGGCTAGGGCCCGGGCGTGGCTGGATTGATCCTGTGGCTGAACGAAAAGGTTCGATCATGGGCATTGATGCCGGTCTCACGACGCTCGAGGACGAGATCGCCGAGAACAGTGGCGCTGACTGGGAAGAAAAGGTCGACCAGCGCGCTGTCGAGGTCAATCGCTTCAGGGAACTGGGGCTCACACCTCCGGAATGGGCGCTAAGCGGCGTTGCGGCAGAAGATGCGGCTCAGCCAAAGGAAGAGGACGCGAAATGACACAGGCCGCATCTCTTTTCCTGAACCGCCCTTTGATGCTGTCGAGCGCGCGGTCAGCTTTGCTGAAGCGGTCGTTCGAGGCTGGAGCAGGGGCGGAGGCATTCTTTGGTGAGCGGGATACTGATTCCCAGTCGTATGAAGTAGTGCAGGGCGTCGCGCTTATCCCGGTTTCGGGAATTCTTCTTCCGGGACGAGGATGGAGCTGGTCAGGGGCGACGTACTATCAGGACATCCGCAAGGCCCTGAATTCAGCTCTGGACGATTCAGCTGTCAGCCGTATCGCGCTGATGGTGAATTCTCCTGGCGGTACGGTCAGCGAATGCTTCGATACTGCCGAGATGATTTACCAGGCACGGGGCGAAAAGCCGATCTGGGCCATCCTGAACGATGCTGCCTATTCCGCCGCTTACGCGATCGCCTCGGCCGCCGATTTCATCACGGTGCCCCAGATGGGTGGTACGGGGTCGATCGGCTGTGTGGGTATGCACGTCGATATCACGGATGCGCTGGACAAGGCCGGCATCAAAGTGACGACGTTCCAGTACGGTGCCCGCAAGACTGATGGATATCCAACCACGCCAATGACGGATCCTGCTCGTGAACGGGCCCAGGCGGAAATCGACGAAATGGGCGACTTCTTTGTGCAGACCGTTGCGCGGAACCGTGCGATTTCGGCGGACGTGGTGAGAAATACCCAGGCCGGGACCTATCTGGGGCGGCATGGGGTGGAGATCGGCCTGGCAGACGAGATCGCCACGCCGGAAGAGGCCATAGCCGCCTTTCTCAAGCTCTGAACTTCAAAAACCGGCCCCTCTGGGGCCTTTTTCATGTCTGGGAGACAGTCTATGGCCAAGCCTTCCCGGTTTGCCCACCTTTTCCGCGCGCCTGCTCGGGCCTCGGAAGACGATGAGAACAACACCGACGACCACAACGCCAACTCGGGCGAGAACGAGGGCGGCGAGGACGAAGGTGAAGACGACAAGCCCAAAAACCGTAAGGCTCGTCGCGCTGAAAAGTCCAAGAAAGCCCGGAAAGCCAAGAAGGCGCGCCGCGCTGCCGATGACGACGAGGATTCGGACGGCCAGGACGACGAAGTCGCTGAAGATGAAGGCGATGACGATTCCGACGAAGACGATGAGGACGACGAAGAGAAGGCCTCGGCCCGCGCCCGTGAGCGTGGTCGCGGGGCGGCAATCTTCTCCGCGCCTGGGGCCGCCGCAAACCCTGCGCTCGCGGCTCAGCTGGCCTTCACGACAAACCTGCCGCGGAGCAAGGCCATCAGCATTCTGAATGGATCGATGGCGTCTGGTGGCCGTGCGCCGGCAAAGGCATCTGCGGTCGAGGCGGAATTTGAGGAAGAGAATCAGTCTTCCGCAATCAGCGCCCTCGATCAGCGCATGTCGCGCTCCCGCCGCGCCCCGGTCCCTGCGCAGGAAGAGCGGCAGGGTCGTCCCGATCCGTCGTCACCGAGAGCTGTCGCGGCCCGCATGGTCGAGCGCGCGCGCGCCTACAGGAAGTAAGCACCATGAGTGATACCAACTCCGTAAACGGCATCTATCCCCAGACGCCGGCCATGTTCGATGCCACGTATCAGCCCGATCAGCTGATTGCCGGCGTCTATCCCCGCGTCACCGACAACGTCACGCTCGCGAGCGGAAACGGCATTGTGGCGCGTGGGACCGCCCTTGGGCTCGTGACGGCCACCGGAAAGTATATCCCCTCCGCATCTGCAGCCACCGATGGCAGTCAGACGCCGGTGGCGATCCTGGCTGACACCTATGACACGACCAGCGGAGACGTTGTCGGGGCGGGTGTCTACCTGACGGGCGAATTCAATGAAAACGCCGTCACCATGGGGACGGGTTGGACCGCCACGACCCTGAAGTCCGCTTTCCGCCCGAACAACATCTACCTGAAGTCTGCCGTAAGCGCGGCTGACCCGACCTGAGGAACAGCGTTGTGAATCCAACGATCTCCATCTTTGACACAAACGTCCTCATTCAGGTCGTCGCCAACCTCAAGGTGGCCCAGACCTTCCTGCTGGACGGCTTCTTTCCGAACATCGTGGAAAGCGACACCCAGTACGTCTCAATCGATGTCGACGTCGGCAAGCGCCGTATGTCGCCGTTCGTCAGCCCGCTCGTTGAAGGCAAGCTTGTCGAAGCGCGTCGTATCCAGACGAACGTCTTCGAGCCTCCTTACATCAAGGACAAGCGCGCTCCGGACCTGATGCGTCCCGTACGTCGTATGCTTGGCGAGCGTATCGCGGGCGGTGAGATGATCAACGGCGGCGCTCCGATGACGGCAGGCGAGCGTATGGAGGCCAATCTGGTCTTCGAGCTGGCCGACCAGGTCGACATGCTCAAGCGTCGTCAGGAATGGATGGCCGCTCAGGCGCTCGTCACGGGCAAGCTGACGGTCTCCGGAGACGGTTTCCCGACTTCGACCATCGATTTTCAGCGCGACCCGAGCCTGACGATCGTCGAAACCGGGACGGGACTGTGGGACGCAGCGGGGACTGTGGCCAATCCGACGAACAGTGTTCGTGAGTGGTCAGTCCAGATGCTGAAGGCCAGTGGAGCCCAGATCACCGATCTGATCTTCACCAATTCGCCTTACAACGCGCTCATCAAGGATGATGAGGTCAAGAATGCCATTCTGAACTCGGCGATCCGTGCCAACGAAGACGCTCGTCTGATGCAGGGGCCTGTGGCTGCTCCTGGTGCGGTTCTGATGGGGTACTGGGGCACCTATCGCGTCTGGCTGTATAATGACTGGTACGTCGACGACGACAACAAGGAACTGCCGATGATCCCGGATGGGACGGTTCTGGCTGTTTCTGACCAGCTGAACGGCAGCCGCGCTTATGGCGCCATCAAGGATCCGGCTCTGGGTTATGTGGCAACGGCCTATGCGCCGAAGTCCTGGATGCAGGAAGACCCGGCTCAGCGCTTCCTGATGATGCAGTCGGCGCCGCTCGTCATTCCCAGCCGGGTTAATGCCTGCCTGGCAGCCACTGTCACCAGTTCGGCGGCCTGATCATGACCCGGAAAGATCATAAGCTCGCAGTTGAAGTCGTGCCCGGACGTCGGTTCAGGCATGACGGTGAACTCCTCGAGGAAGGCGACATTGTCGTGCTCGCCGCGAAAGAAGCGCGGCAGATGGTGGCCTGTGGGCACTGTCTGCCGGCACGCATGCCGATGGCGGAGGAGGACCCGAATCAGGATCCCTGTGATCATGATGAAGGGGATGCGACGGAAGGTGCCCAGGCGCCCGAACAGGCAGATCCTGTGCCTCCTCTTATTGACCAGCCGCCGGCGGCCGAGAAGGCCAGCGAATAATCCTCAATGAGGCAGGGCCAATCATGATTGATTTCGACAAGCTTGCGCTTGGGCCCTGCATGGCGACTTTCGCAGAGCCTGCAAAGTGGCGCTCCGGACGTCTGGCGGACTGGGTGGAGATCACGGGTGTTTATGATGATGCCTATTTTCCCCTCGATCCGCTTGGCGGAGATGATGGGATTGGTGGCGTTCACATAACGACATCCCGTCCTGTCCTCGGCGTGCAACTGAGCGCGCTTGCCGTCGAACCCGAGCAGGGAGACCTGATTGGGGTTCGGGGCAAGATATACCGCATTCATGAGGTGCAGGCTGACGGTCGGGGTGGGGCTCTTCTCGTTCTGAATGACGCGACCGGAGAAAGCGATGCTCTATCGTGTGATCATCCGTAACCTTGCGGTAGAGGCACTCCAAAAGGCCCAGACCATGGCCGGAGAAAACGTCTTCGTCGGTCGCTCTCTTCCGATCGGGGAGCAACACCTCCCGGCCTTGTACCTTCAGATCTATGAGGACCGTGGGGAAAGCCCTGGTCCAAGTCAGATCCAGTTTGAGCGCACCTCGACCCTTGGGATCCGGGGATATGTCGCGGCTGGAACGCCAACGGCCGTCGAAGCATTGCTCGACAAGTTTGCCGAACAGATCGAACTGGCCCTGATGACGGATGTGCCACTTCAGGCGGCGATCTGTCAGATCTCCGAGTTCTCGACGGCGACGGATGTCACCAGTGAGGGAAACAGGCACCTCGGTGAATTCAAGATGATCCTGGGCTTCCAGTACATCGAAACCTACCCGGCAGACGGCATGCCGCTTACGGAAATCGACGCAACTCTCATGACGGCAGACCAGCCCGTATTCGCGGGCATGAAGGTTCAATTCCCGTCCGAATAGGGAAATCCATGTTTGTAAAACCTGCTGACGGGCGAGCGGTGCGCTGGCCCGGATCCATGCGGCTGCTCAAAGCAGCCGGCGAGAACGTCCCCGAGACCTCGTTCTGGCTGCTGGCCCGTCATCATGGCGATGTCATGGAAGCCTCGCCCGAGGAAAAAGCCGAGCCTGCAGTCGCTGTGATGGCGGAACCCTCTCACGTAACCTCTGAACCCACACCGGAGCCCGCGGCATGAGTGGATCCATCACGGTACCGAATTACTCGGACACGAACCGGGTGCCGGGCCTCTATTTTGCCCTGGATAACTCCAAGGCCAACACTGCAGCAGTGACGAGACGTGTCCTGATCATCGGGCAGATGATTGCGGGAACCGGCGTCGCGGGGGTCGCAACGCTATCGGGAGGATATTCCGATGCAGTCGCCAAGTATGGCGCGGCATCGCAGTGCGCGCGCCTGGTCAAGGCATATCGAGCGATCGATACACAGGGCGAAGTCTGGGTGCTTCCGCTGGCTGATGATGGCGAAGCGACCGCCTCCAAGGGAACATTTACCCTTTCAGGCACAGCCACTGAAGCAGGTGTTCTGCCGTTGTACGTCGGTGATCAGCTGATCAGTGTCGCCGTCAGCGCTGGCGACACCGCCGTAACAGTCGCTGCGGGTGTCGTGACGGCGGCAGCTGGCATCTCGGGGCTGCCGGTTTCCGTTGAAGCGTCAGCCGGGATGGTTACGCTGACCGCTATCAACAAGGGTCTGGCCGGCAATGATATCCTTCTCGGTGTTGCCCTTCTGGGAACGGCGGGAGGGCAGTCTATCCCGGCAGGCCTGGCCGTTGCTCTGGGCCAGATGTCGGGGGGCGGGGCGAACCCGTCCACGCTTGCCACCGCGCTGGCGGCCCAGGGTGAGCGCATCTATGATCTGATCATTCATCCCTATTCAGATACGGGATCTCTGACGACGCTGGAGACCTGGCTGAACGATACTTCCGGCCGTTGGTCTCCGATGCTTCAGCTCTACGGGCATGCCATCACGGCCTATCGTGGAACCTACGGACAGGCAACGGCATTCGGGCTGGCCCGGAATGACCAGCATGCGACGATCATGCCAATCGGGGACAGCCCATCCGATCCGCTCTCCTGGGCCGCCCAGATCGCGGCCAGAACGGCAATGAGCATGAGGACCAATCCCGCATTGCCGGTCACGGCACTGTCCCTGACGGTCATGCCGCCGACGGATGCAGGGCGTTACTCGACCGAGCAGCGCAACAGCCTTCTGTATGACGGTCTGTCGACCTTCACGGTCGATGATAGCGGCACGGTCAACATCGAGCGTCTGGTGACGACTTACCAGACGAACGCATCGGGCCTTCCGGACAACAGTTATCTCGACATCGAGACCATGCTCACGGCCGAGATCTGCATGCAGGACATGCGAAGCTATCTCGCGGGTCAGTACGGTGGCTGCATCCTGGTGGTCGACGGCACCAAAATTTCGGCAGGCGCCAAGGCGACAACGGCCAAGCTGATCGGCAAGGCCTGTGCTTCGCGGTATCGCTGGCAGGCAACGCAGCTCTGGGTCCAGAACGCGGACAACTTCGCAGCCAACATCGTGGCGGAAAATGCGGGCAACGGCGTGGTCAAGCTGCTGATGCCGTACGACTTCGCCAATCAGCTCCGGATCATCGCCGGCAGCGTCCAGTTCGTGAAATCCTAAGGAGGGCCCATGTCAGGATCCGTATATCGTGGCCCCCTCGCGGGGACCGCGACCGCGACCATCAACGGCGTCGTCTATAACGTCGTTGGTGAGTGCCAGTACCAGGCGGGGGGCTACCAGAACGAAACCCTGAAAGGACAGTCTGCTGTCGAGGGTTTCTCCCAGATGCCGGTGCAGGGTTTCGTCCAGATGACCCTGCGTGACCGTCGTGACACGAACCCGCTGGATTTCCAGGGCGCAAGCGGTCTGACGGTGATCATCGAGCAGGCGAACGGCAAGGTCGTGACGGTCGATGATGGCTGGCAGACCGAGAACATCAACATCAATACGCAGGAAGGCACGTTCGAACTGCACGTCGAAAGTGACAGCGTGACCGTGGACGTCGTTTCATGATGAAGCGTGAAATGTCCGATGCAGAGCTGCTCGAGATCTGCTCTTCGGGTGGCTTTCAGGATATCGAGATCGAGGAAGAAGATCACAGCATCATTCTCCTTGATGTGCCGATCCAGCATCAAGGCAAGGAATATGCGCGTCTCACCCTGAGCGAGCCGACACTGTATGACGTCCTTGGCGCAGCGCAGGTGATCGGGAAGCGTCCATCTCTGCAGTCAGTCTATGACAGTCAGATTGTTCTTGTAGCCAAGGCGGCAGGGGTGCCCCAGGTGGTTATCCAGAAGCTGCCCTCAAGGGTTCTGGATCGTGCGGTCGAGTACGTCACGGCTTTTGAACGTGGCGCACGGCGCGAAATGAATGATCCAGAAATGATGGACGCTCTGGATCTCCGGCCGGAGAAGATCATGATCTTCAGGGAAGCCATTCAGGGCGGCGGGAAAGAATTCTGCGAGATGAAGCTGCGGGAGCCGTCGGTTGCCGAGCGCCGACGCTTCAAAGCCGGAGAAGGATCGGGAACGATCGAGGCTGCACTTCGGGCAGAGATGTCGCTGGTTGAAGAAATCAGCGAGTGGCATCGCGCGGCTTTGCTGAGGCTTCCGATCAGCAAATTTGCGGAGGCGGCAGATTACGTGACGGGTTTTTTTATACCTGGCCCGCAAACTGGGACCGCCTTCCTGGAGAACTGAGCCAGTTCTTCACAGGATGGTCACGGTCAGAAACAGAAGGCCTGACCGGGACAGATCTCTGGCGATACGTCGAGGAGGCGGGAAGAATTTCCGAACAGCGGCAGAGGGATGCCAAGCGCAATGGCCAACAAAGGCGTTAAGGTCACAATCTCCGCTGTTGATCGGGCGTCCCAGACGCTCGAGCGCATCAATGCGAAGATCGCTGCCATACAGGCCCCGGTTCGCCGGACTATGGCCGCTGTAAATCGATTCTCAAGCGTTACCGGGCTGACAAGGCTTCAGGGCGGCGTCAGCAAAGTGGCTCGTGCCGGGCTGGGCATGTTCCAGTCGCTCTCGCAAATCGTTCCCGTCCTGGGGACGATTACCGGTGCGGCATCAGTGGCCGGCATTTACAGGCTCGCCAGCGCATGGGGGCAGTTTGGGACGAACCTTCGAACTGCAGCAAATTCCATGGGAATGGCCCCGGGACGCCTGATGGCCATGCAGAATGCGGCACGTCTCTCGGGCGGCTCTTCGGATGCTATGTCCAACGCTTTGCAGGGTCTGTCTCAGACCAGGTGGGAGGCGACTCACGGCTTTGCGCCTGAGGCGATTGTGCAGTTCAAGGCTTTGGGGATCAGCCTGCAGGAATTGCAGCGCATGAAGCCCGATGAAATGTTCGACCGGGTTGCCAAGCGGATCCGTGCAATCCGTGACCCTGCCGCCAAAGTAATCGCTGCGACGCAGATTTTTGGGGGCGCTGCGCAGGGTCTGATGCCGATCCTGCAGCAGACCGAGGAACAGTATCAGGCGAACATCAAAGAAGCTGAACGGCTCGGTGTCATGAACCGGGCGGGGGCCGATGCTGCTGATCGGCTCCGCCAGGCCCAAACCGGGCTGACCGAGGCGGTGGAGGGGTTCGGGTACTCGCTGGCTCAGTCAGTTGAGCCGGTGATCACTCCCATAGTCAATGAGATGCGGGACTGGATCGGGGCAAACCGGGAATGGATTGCCCAGGATATTGCTGGATATGTGCACCGTTTCATAACCTGGTTGCGAACGGGCGGATGGAGCCAGATCAAAGGCGATATCAAAGGCGTCTATGACGAGGTCCAGCACGTCGTTGACGGTCTGGGTGGCTGGAAAAGCGCGGGGAAAATCGCTTTAGGTGGGATTGCAGCGCTGTATGCGGCGCCAGTGTTGGCCGGGGTCGCAACCCTTGCGACGGCAATACTTGGTATTTCCACGGCGATCGGGGGGATCGGTCTTGCGGCAACCGGTGCAATAGCAGGACTTGGAGCGCTCTATCTTGCGTGGGAGCACTACAAAGATCCTAAATCCGCTCCACCATCTGCCAATAACCACATCGGCCGCGGTATTTGGCGTTTGTCTGGAGGCGAAAAGGGGCAGGCGCAGGCGGCTTATGACTATTTTCGGTCGCAAGGTCGCTCGCGTACTGAAGCGCTTGGCATGGTCGCGAATATCGATCGTGAAAGCCAGTTCCTTCCCGACAACGTTGGGGACAATGGATCTGCCTATGGGATTGGACAATGGCATCCGGATCGCCAGAAGCTGTTCGAGCAGCACATGGGTAAGAACATTCGCGACTCAACCTTCGCGGAGCAGCTCCAGTTCTATGACTGGGAGCTGAAAAACAAATATCCGCTCGCAGACGCAAATCTTAGGATGGCGCGTAATCCTCAGGAGGCGGCGCAAGCTGTCTCGTACGGATACGAAGTGCCTGCAAATTTGGCCGATGAAGGATCGATCCGCGGCGAGATGGCAGACCAGTGGGCCAGTAAGCTTGGGGATGCAAAGCTACCTACGGCCGCAGGTCCCTCAGTTGGTGGAGCCGCATCTCAAAATTTGCGGGTCGAGATCGATCACCGGAATGCGCCTCCAGGCTCTTCCGTGCGGGTAAAGAGCGCGAGCCCTGGCCTGAAAGTCCATGCCGTCAGCCAGCATCGCGCTATGGATCCGGCGCTTACGGCAGTGGGGAATTAACTCTCAAATCAGGGATGAAAAATTAACATGAGCGGCACTCTCGCCAGGGCGGCGGCTGAATACCTTCAGTGCTCGTTCCGTGGGGTGCCGTTCGCTGTGATCGGCAGCGGCGGCTCCAACGGCCGGAAGCAGGCCGAGCACAGCTATCCCGGGCGGGACAGTGTCTGGATTGAAGATCTGGGCATGAAGGGGCGCAGATACCGGATCCTCGGCTTCGTAGTCGGGGATCTGGCCTATGTGCAGAGGGATGCTCTGGTCTCGGCCGCGGAGCGGGCCGGGAACGGGCTCCTGGTGCATCCCTCCATCGGCGCCATTCAGGCCGCCTGTACCCGTTTCGACTGGCGCGAGCGGGACGGGCGTCTGAACGTCGTGGATCTCGAGTTCGAGTTTGTCGAACAGAAGAACCTGCTTTCCTCACTGGTTGTCACTGCCCTTCATGCCGCAGTCGCGACGGCGCGCATCGCTCTTTCGGTGGCGTCGTCGTCAAGCTATGCGGCCAAGACATCATCAGCTTTTTCAACAGGCAGTTCAGTCGTAGCTGCGGCCCGGACAGTTGCATCCGGGTGGGCATCCGGGGTGGGAGAGGCCATTTCCTCCTCAGAAGCCATGCAGGCCGCTGCCGCGGTGCTACCGGGCAATAATGGCCGATATGCTTCGGGGGCAGGGGCCGAAACAGACGCGACGGCGACGGAAGAAAGCGTCCTGGAAGACCTCAGCGCATCCCGCGCTGCGATCGACGAGGCAGAGGACGCTATCGCCAGTCTGGTCACGGCAGCTGAGATATCTGCTGCTGTGCAGGCTCTCACGGAAAGCCTTCGGGAAGCAGTCGCAGATCCGGGCGTGCAGATCTCACTGCTCTGGGCCCTGGCCTCATGTTCCGTGACGGTCATTGAATCCACGGCCCCGATCGGCGCGGCGCTGGCAGTTGCCCAGACTGAAACGGCTGCCCTCTGTCGGCGGGCGGCTCTGGCATCGATTGCACAGGCCTGCTCCGACTGGTTACCGGCCTCTTCGGAAGAGGCTCAGGCAATGTGCGAACGGGTCGTCGCTCTGTTCGAAGCTGAGGAACTGATTGCGGCGGACGCACAGGATGATGCCACCTGGAGTGCCCTGAAAGCGCTTCGAGTTCAGGTATCGCAGGATCTGATGAAACGGGCTGCGAAGCTGCCTGACATCGTCACAATCCAGCGGAATGCGCCCCTGCCAGCTCTGACGCTCGCCCAGCAGCTCTATGCAGATGGAACCCGGTCCGACGATCTGGTGAGCCGTGCCGACCCTATCCACCCGGCTTTCATGCCCACTGAGTTCGAGGCGCTGTCTTCATGAGCGGAATCACTGACCAGATCGGCCAGATCCTCGGATATGGGGAGGAAGCCCAGAAAACGGCTTCTGTCCTGATCAACGGGGCACTGATTACGGGGTGGACCGACGTCACGGCGCGATGCGCGGTCGATCTGATGCCCTGGGTCGCCGATCTGGGCATGACCTCGTACCAGCCCGATCAGGGAACAGACGTTACGATCATCGAGGGGGATGCGGTCCAGCTCTGGCTGGGAACGGATCTCCTGATCACCGGTTATGTCGTCACGGTCATCGAGGCTGTCAGCCCTGAAAGGCACGAACTTCGCCTTCAGATCGCCAGCAAGAGTATGGATCTGGTCGACTGCTCGGCGGAATTCTCCACCTATCAGATGAACTCGACCACCGCCGTGGCGCTTGCGAAACGTGTCGCCGAGTTCGCCGATATCGATGTCGTCCAGATCAACGGGGCAGGGAACGTCGATCTCCAGCAGTTCAGTGTGATCCTGACTGAAACAGCCTATGAGATCATCGAACGCGTGGCACGCCTGGCCGGGGTTCTCTTTTATGACCTGCCGGATGGAAATGTGACCTTTGCGGCTGTTGGTAGTCAGCGCATGGCCAGCGGCCTGATCTATGGTGAGAACGTCGAGCAGATGACGACCGTCCGAAGTACGGCAGGTCGGTTCTCCAGTATTACGGCCGTACTCCAGACGACAGCGCTTCTGTTCAGTGAGCCTGGGGATGCTGACTATGTCGGCCAGATGGATGCCGTCTCCTCAGGGGCGGTGGCAGACGATCCAGGGATTGTCCGGACCCGGCCTCTTCTCATTCCCGCAGAGCTTGGCGACGCCAATTATGTCGTCACGACGAAACGGGTGCAGTGGGAAGTTGCCCGCCGGTACGGGCGGGCCAACACCGTCACCCTGACCTGCGACAGTTGGCGCGATACCGCGGGAAATCTCTGGGCCGTCAACCGAATGGTTTCGGTTCGACTCATGAACGGACGAGAACTGGATCTCGTCATCGCCGAGATTGTCTTCCGCCAGGGTGAGGATGGCACCCGGGCCGATCTGGTGCTGATGCCGCCCGAAGGCCTGATGCCTGAGCCCCTGCTTCTGCCGGCGCTTTCCAATGAAGGCATCCAGGCAATCAACAGTTAGGAGCGCGTCCATGACCTCACTCGCCCGTCTGGCACGGCGTGTTGCGATGGCCTTCGGCCTTGGCCGGCAGACTGCTGATACTGATGAGTCCCGATCCACCGCGACGGTCCAGGTTGCCCTGACCAGCGGTGAGTTGCGGTCGGATGTACCCATGATGCAGCTCTACGGCTTTGCGAGCCGCCCCGTCCCTGGAAGCGATCTGGCTCTGATGTTCCTTACGGGAGATCGCACCAGGGCGGTCGCGGTTGCCTCGGGGGATCAGCGCGGGCGGCCTGCAGATCTCTCGCCAGGGGATGTTGCCGTCTATCACCCCAGGACCGGAAGCCGGATCTGGCTTAAAGGCGACGGCTCGATCGAGATCACTCCGGCTGCCGGAAAGCTGACGATCACTGCCGACGTGACCCTCAATGGCGGTCTGAATGCGACCGGGGACATCAAAGCGGGTGAGATCTCGCTTCAGAATCATCTGACAACCAATGTTGAGCCCGGTTCTGGCAAATCGGGACCGCCGGCAGCCGCCTGAGGTAATCCGTGGATATTGCGATCATCTGGAACGCCCGGGAATGCCGGGGCGACTGGACCATTGTGTCCGGTGATCTGGCCCTCGATAACCCGCTGCGCTCGGCAGTCATGGTCAGCATTTTCTCTGATCGCGTCGCGCCAGACCAGCCATCGCCGGCCGATTCCGCAGTTGCCATCCAGGCGCCCGGGAACGCGGCCACAAGCGGTCTGAATGATCGGCGGGGCTGGTGGGGGGATGCTTATGAGCAGGACGGCCTGCCGATCGGCTCGCGGCTCTGGCAGCTGCGACGCGCCATCAAGGCTGGCGACCAGGCTGTTCTCCTCGAGCTCAAGGACATCCTTCAGCAATGCCTGCAATGGCTCATCGATGACGACGTCGCGACCAGCATATCCATCCAGACGGCCTGGAGCACGGTCAGTCCCAACACAGCTGAGTTTGCGGTCAGTGTTTACGAACCCGGGGTGGCAACCCCTCAGACATTCCTGTTTTCGTGGGCCTGGGAGGGGCTGTAATGGCATTCAGTCGTCCAACCCTCACGGATCTGCGTCAGCAGGCCCTGCAGGATATCCAGAACGGCGGAATCAGCGGGGTCAACGCACTTCTCAGGTTCTCGGTCCTGTATGTCCTGGCCATGGTCCTCGCGGGCCTTGCGCACCTGCACTACGGCTATCTTGACTGGATCTCGAAACAGGCGGTCCCATGGACTGCGACCGGCACCTATCTCGAGGCCTGGGGCGCGCTCAAAGGAATAACGCGCAAGCCGGCCACGGCAGCCTCCGGGCAGGTTTCATTCACGGTGAGTGGGACAGAAACTGTCCCGGCCGGCGTCTCGATCCAGATCACCGGCGGCCTCGAGGCGGTTTCAACGGCAGAAAGCGTGACCAGCAATGGAACGACGGTTGTTCCGTGTGCCGTTCAGGCATCAGGTGCGGCTGGTAACGTCGCAGCCGGATCCTCGGCGAGCCTCGGGAGTCCAGTGGCGGGCATCCAGACGGTGGGTACTGTCACGCTGGCCTTCACGGGCGGTGCGGATGTTGAGGCCGACAGCGACCTGCGGCCGCGCATTCTCAACGCATTCGAGGAGGGAGGAGAGAACGGCAGTTCGAAGGACTACATCAAATGGGCTACTGAAGTCAGCGGCGTGACGCGCGCATGGGTCAATCCAAACGGGTTCGGGGCAGGGACGGTTGTTGTCTATTTCATGATGGACAATACCCGTTCTTCTGAAGATGGATTTCCGCAAGGGGGAAATGGGGCAGCGGCTGCGGAGACGCGCTACGCTGCTGCATCGGGTGATCAGCTGATCGTGGCGAACGCCCTTTATACGAAGCAGCCTGTCACAGCGCTTGTGATTGTCTGTGCCCCCAATCCCCAACCCGTAGATTTTACAATTTCTGATTTGGGCGATGACAACACTGCGGCCAATCAACTGCTGATCAAGGGGGCGCTGCAGGACATGTTTGTGCGCCTTTCAGGTCCAGGGGGAACCCTGTTCCAGAGTGACTGGATGGAAGCGATAGGCGCCCTTGGCCTGGATCAGTTTTCCGTCAGCGAGCCAGCCTCATCCATCGTCGCTTCCAATGTCGGCTCCATGCCGGTCCTTGGCACAATTTCCTATGCGTCCTGACAATGGGTGGCCCTGTATTTTCGGCGGATGACTTCCGTCAGGCCGTCCTGCGTCTGTTGCCAAAAGGGGCAATCTGGTCGCGTGATCCTTCAGCACTTCCTTCAAGGTTGGCAGGGATCTGGGGAAAGACATTTCAACGCAACAGCCAGGTGGCAGATAACCTTCTCACTGAGGTGTTCCCGCTTACGACGACGGAACTACTGCCGGAATGGGAGGAAACGACCGGTCTTCCAGATCCGTGTGCTGGTGACAGTCCCACCATTTCCCAGAGACGCGGCCAAGTGGTTGCACGACTGACGGATAGCGGCGGGTCTTCGATAGATTATTTCGTAGCGTTCGCGGAAACACTCGGCTTCGAGATATCGATTGTGCAGCATGCGCCGGCTCGTGTCGGAATGTTGAGGGCAGGGGATCCGCTTTACAGCGAAGACTGGGCCTTTGCCTGGACGGTGAGCGCTCCTGGATACACGATCGATTACTTCAGAGCTGATACCGGTGCTGCTGGTGAGCCACTCGCTATCTGGGGAAACGCTGTTCTTCGGTGTGAAATCGAAAGCCGGGCCCCTGCTCATACAATCGTTTTATTCGCACAAAATGGTCAAAACGTGATCGGTGACTTTGGTCCTGATGTCCGCTGATAATGAGGTTTGAATGTTCGGGATTGATAGTACTGGCGCTGTTTCAGCCATGCCTGCGCTTTCTTCAGCGGGGGCATCTGGTTTTTTCACCGGGGGGAACCCCAGCACCGGAGAACAGGCAACTGTCGTCACCGCAGATTGGCTGAATATCATTCAGTCTGAGCTGATTAATGTCCTGGTTGCGGCAGGAGTCAGTCCGACGAAATCCAGTCTGAACCAACTGGCTCTCTCGATTCAGATAATGGGCGGGATCAGGCCCTTTAATGCCAGCTATGCTGCAGCGATTGGTGGCTACAGCTTGGGCGCCATTGTTTCAGATCCAACAACGAATGGAAAATACTGGCGTTCTACAGAAAATGCCAACACGACTGCTCCCGGATCAGACGGGGCGGCGTGGGTAGATTTCTTCTCCGGGTATGCGACGTCGGCTTCTGTCACCGCCTATCTGCAGGAGGTCATGACTGGCTTCCAGATCTTGACCAGCTCTGCCACCCTGGTCGCCCCATCCTGGGCAACGCGCCTTGAGTACATTCTGACGGGTGGAGGTGGTGGGGCAAGCGCCTGCCAGGCCGCGGGATCAAATCCTGCCACAGCAAACCTTTCAGGTGGCGGTGGCGGATCGTCGCCTACGATATGGGGGGTCGTTTCCGTTGCTCCTGGAGATGCGGTCTCTGTGGCAATCGCGGCAGGCGGTCAGTCCGGATATACGGGCGGCACGTCTACCCTGACATATGGGTCATCTGTTGTGGCGTCATGTACGGGCGGAATTGGGGCCAACTTCGCGACCTTGGGGACTGCTGCGGGCGCAGGACCGGGAGAGGCGAGCGGGACAGGCAACATCATCCCGGGCGGATACGGAAGCGACGGACAGAACGGCGTGCTTGTTTTTGCCGGGAACGGCGGCGCGTCATTCTGGGGTGGCGGTGGCCGGGCTGGAGCGCAGGGTGGATATGCAGGGACGGCGTATGGTTCCGGAGGCGGGGGCGCTTATGACGGGCTCTACAAGAACATCTCTTATCCCGGCGGCTCTGGGGCGCCCGGGGTCCTTTTCTACAGGTGGCTGCCATGAGTGACACGACGCCGACAGTCTACGCGATTTATTATTCCGTCCAGACCGGTTCTCACGCGCCTGGATATGTCTGGAATAACGTCCTGTGGAACGGAGATGGGAGCCTTTCTCTGCCGGAGGGAAGCGCATCGGTCGCTGATCCTGATCGAAAATACCCGATCGGCAGCGCCTACACGGCTCCCACGGCATGACCTGGGTACCCTGCCGGCGCATCGTGCGTGCGGACGTGCCACCCGCATTCCGGGTTCGCGGGATCAACGCGCCGCTCCTGCTCTGCTGGCCCAATGCGGCATTGGCCTCAGGTGCGGATTATGGCGTTGATTTCTCAGGGCTGCTGGATCGTGGTGAGCGGATCGTGGCTGCCGAAGCGCAGTGTTCCGGCGCATCCATCGCCTGGGTGAGTCTGTTCGGTCCCGTCGTGGCGCTCTGGACCCAGTGGAGTGCCTCTGGTTCGCAGCAGGTCATGATCTCGGTCCGGACATCGTTCGACGTAACCCTGGATACCACGGTTTCGATTATGGTTCGTCCTGCGCCGTCCCTGATCACCCCGGCTGTTCCCGCCTATGCGCCCAACGCCTTTCTTCTCGGTGCGGCCATTGTGCCTGACGCCTCCGGAAACCCCCTGATCTTCGGGTAAGCCAATGCCACAACTCGCATCTGATCCCGCCCTTACGCAGACCAGCGTGCAGGCGACGGATCTGCTCGTCTTCCTTCGGCCCGTTACGGATGCCCAGGGCACTCTCACGGGCTATGCGCCATGCAACATCACGGCCAGTAATTTCGCGGCATCCATTGTGGCGATGGGGCTGCTTGAGATTGCCCCCACGCTGCCCACGATCGCGCCTGAGGACGGTGGCCTGTTCCTCAATGCCGATGCGATTTCCTATAGTCCTGTCACCGGCACAGAAAGCGGTGCGATCCTGACACAGGCCGCCATGCAGAAATCCTATGCAGCCTGGGTAGCCTCTCTGCCGACATCAGACCCTGGAACAGGCCCTGGCACATTCTGGAATAACAGTGGCGTAGCGACCGAAAGTGTTTTGAGCACATGAAGAAGATCCTTCTCTCCCTGATCTGCTGCGGCGCTTTTGGCGTGGCGCATGCAGACCCCGCCCTGATGAAGGGGTTTGTCCCGGGCGGTAACGGCGTGCTTGACGCAAAGTCCAGGACACCGTCCGGGCAGCCGCTGTTCGATGGCTCCGGGCGCCCGACGGGCAATATGTCTCCCGTGGCGCTCTACTCAGGCTTCGTCTCTGCAGCGACCGTGACCAGTCCGGGCGCTTATGCCCCTGCCGATCTTCCTCTGGCGCTGACCGTTGCCGGCAATGCCCTGGGCCAGACGGCCCAGCTGGTGCCGACCGGCTACACCGTGACCTCTGCGTCGGTGGTGGCGGCGGGCAATGCCTGTCCGGCATCCAGCGTTTTCACGCTCGCGGGCACAGGCACGAAGATCATCGTCTCGGACGGCAACGGCCTGTCCGGCTCAGTCGTCACTGTCTCGGTCGGCGGCACGGCTGCTTCAGCCTCGGACGTTCCGGCCAACCCGGTGACTCTGACGTCCAGTGTCGCCGGCTGTACACCACCGCAGTTCACGCTGGGTTGGGGACTGGCAGGCGCGAGCGTCCAGTTGCCAGGATGGGGATATACAGCAACTCCAAGCGTGACCGCGCCTGCCAGCTCGCTTGCGGGCGGTGTCGCCTCTTCCATACTGGCTCAGGTTCAGACAGGACCGGTCAATCTGGCCAGCCAGATGCTGCCATCCTCTGCCCTGGGGACGCAGGCTGTGTCATTTGCCCAGGGCAATGCGAGTGCGGCGTCGGCGCAGGCGGCGTATGGTGGTTCTGTGCCGCGGACGCTGTCTCAGAAGTGGGGTGACCGTTATAATCTGGCGGATCTGGGGGCAAAGCTGGATGGGTCCGCATCGGATAAGGCCCTTATCCAGTCGATCTATAACACGCTTCCGAATTTCTCTCTGGTCGAAGTCCCCAAAAACTCGAAGTGGGATGGCACCATTCAGACCCCGGACCCGAACAAATCCGTCACATGGCTTTACGATGGCAGTATTGGAGGCGATTACCCTTCCCCCGGTGGAGATGGGGATGTTTCCATAACCTTGAACTCAGGTCTGTATGCGGGGGAAGTCACCAAGAACTCCAGGTCCGTTAAGGACCCTATCAATGCGTTGTTCTGGAACATGAACCCTGGGTTCTGCGGTAATTATTGCAGAAATTACGCGCAGATGCCTGCTATAAACGCCTACGCCATATCAGGCCCGACTTCTTCAGGAAATACATCCGCGATCAGTGCTGAACTGGACAGCTACGGACAAGGACCGTCATCGAATTACGATGTCGCGCTTAATGTCTTCGCAAAGAAAACGGGTCAGAATTCCGTCTGGGGGATCGTTGACGATATCCAGGACTTTTCCGGAAAATCACCCGGATTTGCCGGGTCGTGGAATGAATTCGATCTCTGGGCTAATGGCGACGACATTCCAACATTCGATCCCCAATATGGAACAGCCTATGCCGGGCACCGCTCAATGCTCTACATGAGCATGGGATCATTGGATGGCGGTATCAATTACTGGCAGCCCAATCAGGGGGTGGCGGGCTGGACCTCTGGCCAGTATGACCGGCCAGCGATTACGCGCATCATGGTCGGTGTGAACGGCACCTTGTGGCTGTGGTATCCGCAAAAATCCGGAACCACAGGCAGCATCGCGCCGAACTTTCCGGCTCCGACAGAAGCGGTGGCTTCCTATGACGGCGCGACGACCCTGACGGTTTCTTCCATTGTCTCTGGAACCATCTCGGCAGGTGATTATGTCACGGGATCACAACCGGTCTATCCGTTCCAGATCGTCAAGCAGTTGACAGGGCCGGCGGGTGGTTCCGGCACATACCAGATTGCTCTGGACTCTGGCGATGGGGGGGAGCCATCGTTCGGAAGTGAAGCCGTTTATATTGCGCCCCGTCTGACTGATGGATCAACTGTCTGGCAGTTCGGGGAGCGGTTTAATACGACAATAGGGTCCGTCATGTGGCTTACTGGCGGCGGCGGAGACGCAGTGGATACTGTCGTGGGCGGCGAAGGTCTCGCTATCAACGGTGCGTGGATAGATTCGTCGAACAATTCCCTCGGACCGACCGCTTCTGTTATTCGTGTCGCTGCGGGGCAGACGGCCGTGGATTTCACAGGCAATAACACACTCGCGGGGCGCAACCAGCACACATTGGCATACCAGAATTACGGTATGGCTTACAAAGTGGGCGGGGCTGCAGTGTTCAGCGTTATGGATGATGGTTCGCAGCGTACGGCGTACAGTACGCCGTCGGCTTCTGGCTCTACGATCGACGATGCGACGGTTGTTGATGGCCCCTTTATCGTCGTTTCAGTTAAGGCAGATGCACAAGGTGTCAAAGTCGGAAACGAAATGGGCAATGAAGGGACATCGCACACGATCGTCAACAACAGTTCCCATACACTGAGCGTCTACCCGATCAATGGACAGTGGCTTTTTATCGGAAAGTCCGCAGCCGCGCCTGTTGTCCTTCCAGCCTATGCATCCGTCAAACTGACAACCGTATCAAGCTACAATCATGCAATTTACGCAGAATACCATCCCCCAGCACCATGATGCTCACGACGTTCTGGTATGAGTGGAAACTGACCACCTCAACATGCGCGTGGTTCCCGACGCAGTACGGCACGGCACTCAGCAACTGATGTGTCAATAAGTCTGCCAGTTGTCGTCCTGCGCAGGTTCCAGTCTCTTGCGCAGGACATCGCCTACCATGACCCAGTGCCGTTCCATGGCATCCATGGACTGATCGCGGGCCTGCGCTGCCAGTTCGGCAGCCTCACCAACGGCCGCTGATCCCTGCTCAAGTTCCAGTTCGTCTGCGTCATGCATGACTTTACGTGTGACTGACATGTTGCGGCTCCTTCAAGGTTCGCCTGCGACGTAGGAGCGCCTTTTGAGGCGCCCGGGCCATGCCAACGCGCATGGCCACCACAATGTTCCCATTCCCATCATCTGGAGGGCCATATGCCCGATGAAACTGCCGGTACGACCGATCTACTTGAGCGCGTCGTCCGGCTCGAGACGAAGCAGGAGCATCAGGAGGACACGACACAGTCCCTCTCGGATCGTGTCGCCACTCTTGAGGACACGGTGAAAAGCGGGTTTGCCGCACTCAGCGCCAAGATGGACTCGCTCAACAGCCGCCGCGCCATGGTGATCGCCGGAGGTTCTGGCGTGGGAGGCGGCGTTGCCGTGGGGCTTTATTCCCTGGCACGCCTGATCTGGCATCTGTGATGGCGGGCCTGAACCTCTCACAGATCAAGCGTCTGTGGGTCCAGCCGGCGCTCCGGGTGATTGGTCTGGACGATCCGGCACATCTCAACATCGTCACCGGCATCGGCCTGGTCGAAAGCGGCTATGTCTGGCTGGAGCAGCTCAACGGTGGGCCGGCCAAAGGTTTCTGGCAGATGGAACCGGCCACCCATGACGACATCTGGAAGAACTCCCTTCCGGCTCCGTCCCGCTCAAGGATCGCATCAGGCCTGAACCGGCTGCTCTCTGGCCAGCCGCACGCAGCCGGTCTGATGATCACCTTGCCGCTCTACGGCGCGGCCATGTGCGCCACGAAAATCCTTCTGGCTCCTGAGCCGATCCCCGCAGCCGATGATGCGGCCGGTCAGGCCCAGTACCACAAGCGCTGGTACAACTCCCCGCTCGGTTCGGCCTGCGCGCTTGCGAACATTCCCGATTTTCAGGCCGCCATCGCGGCTTGAGCGCCTTTATTCAGGAGTCATGCTTTTGGGCAACAAACTTATTGGTGCCGGGGCAGCCGTCGGTCTATTGGCGGTCGGAGCCGCGTTTGTGCCGACGAACTGGAAGCCTGCGTGGCAGTCATACATGACTACCGGCAACCCTTCTGACATCGTGTCTTCCCCGACAGTTGCTGCTGCTATTGGGGCCAAGGTGGACGCGACGAATGGGCAGTCCCTGGGGCAAACAATCAGGTCCTCGATTATCCAGGCCGGCTCTCTCGACGGATTGCAAACCGTGGGGAATGTCGGCACGGCGTCACGGACACTGTCGGCTTATCTGTCAGACGCGGTAAACGTGCTGAACTACGGCGGGACAGCAGGAACCACAGATAGTTCCGCCGCTCTCTCCGGAGCCATGTCGGCGATGGCCGCCAATGGTTCGACGCTCGTCTTCCCGTATGCCTCCAGCGGATACACGCTTTCTTCGGCGGGTTCATATACGGTCACGACGCCTGGTTCCTGGGACTTCCGCGGGAGTCATATTACGGGGGCCGGAGTGGGCGATCCGGGGACCGGGACAGGCACGCTCCTCAGTCCCTACACCAACCCATACCTCATCACGTCCAACCGGAAATGGATCTATGATCCTGCGGCAATCCCGCAACCCGCAAATGGCACTCTGGTCGCAGAGAGTCTGGAATGCCTTCCCAACCGGGTCAACTCGGCGAACGCGAATGCAAACCGCAACTGGATCGCCTGCCGGTATGTCGGAGCGGACACCGGATCAGGTGGAACGTCGTCCATCGACCTGAGTACCGAGGTTGAGAACTGGGTTCTGAACGTCTCTGGGAATCATGGTCTGGCCTTCGAGATCGACACCAACTTCAACGCGGCTGTCACTGACAACCAGTGGACGACTGGTCTATTCCTGACTGGCGGCGGCGCGGCAGGTACGAATGTGAACTCCGTTGCGCTGTCCATCATGCACGCGGACTACAATGGTGGCTGGCTGCCATGGACGACCGGCATCTCGATCCGGGAAACAACCGATCAGATCCAGCAGTATAAATCCAGCGCGTCGGAAGCGGGCTTCTTCCAGCAGGCGTTTGACGAAACGAACACCCTCATTTCCTGGCTGGACAAGATGGGAAACAGGACTGATCAGATCGTCACCGCCAAGAAGGGCTTCGTCGCGACTGCTCCTTCCGGGTTTGATGATTTCCAGGCCACGCGCCAGACAAGCGCTGATACTGGATTTTTCATCCGATACTTCGATGAAAACGCGAACACGCTGGCATCCGTCGATAAAAGCGGCGGCGCGACGTTCGCTACGCTTGCAGTCACAAATCATAGCACTCCAACGGCCTCGACCACCTGCGCAAGCGGGGAGATGCACGCAGATGACAGCCACCTGTACGTCTGCACCAGCACGGGCACCTACAAAAGCGTTGCTCTGACAGCGATCCAATAACAATTCGGAGAAAATCCATGGACTGGACGACACTGTTCCAGACGGTCCTGCCGTATCTGCCTGCGCAGTATGCGGGAGACCTCGTCTCGATCCTTACCTTTCTGATCGCCGCGGCCGCGCTGGCCATGCGGTTCTGGAAGCCGCCCGCCGCTGGCGGCAAGATGGCGCTGATCTACAAGGCAGTCTCCGCCCTGGCGCAGTCCAAGGGCTGGAACACCAACGCCTATCAGCCCGATGCCAAGGCCCTGATGATCCCGGCCGATGCCAGCCGCGCCGTTGAGGCCGCCAGGCTGGGTCTCGATCCGGCTTCCACTCACCCGAAGTCCGGTGAGCCGCCCAAACCGGCCGCCTGATCCGAAGGAGGCAGGCACCTGCCTGTCAGACCGCTTTCCCGCCGCCTTCGAGGCGGTTTTTTTATGTCTGGAGACATCATGCGTAACCGCTTCCTCGCACTCGGCCTCGGCGCCATTCTTCTTGGTTCCACGGCGGCCTGTACCACGACCGCAACCACGGCCACGTTCGATACCGCCGCGCTCAACAATGACGCCACGGCCATCGCCTATGCCGTGCAGGCGATCGAGGGCATTCCCGAATTGGAAAGCCACCTGTCCGCTGCGGACAAGGCCACGTTCGACAACCTGATTGCCCAGATCAAGAGCGTCACGGCGCAGGTGGCGGCCAACTCGAACGGCTCCATTACGATCGCCACAGGCAAGGGCTGGGCCAAGAGCCTCGGAACCGATCTGGAAACCCTGCTGGCCATCGCAACGCCGATCGTGAAGGTCTACTCGCCCTCCGCTGCCACCTACATGAGCACGGTGTCCGCGATGATTCCGCTGGTCGAAGCGCTGGCCGGCGTGACGGCATCCCCGTATGCCGCGCCGGCACAGTCTCCGGAGCTGATCCGCGCCCGGATCTACCAGGGCGTCTGACCTTTCGATCCTGTTCAACAGCAAAGGGGAGTGGCTTCGGCTGCTCCCCTCTTTTTTTGTATCTGGAGACTTCATGCAGGACAGAAAGCTGGGCAAGCGCGCCCCGAAACACGATCCGCGGACATACCGCCTCGGCTGGGTCTTGGCTGAACGCCTGCCGGCCGTGCCGGCTGAACGCGACTGGTCGCAGAACGTGCCCTATCAGATGTGGGGCAATGACCGCTTCGGCTGCTGCGCTTTCGCGGCGCATGCCGCCCTGGTGGCGACATGGACAAAGGCTGCGCAGGGTCTGGTCATGCTCTCGACCGAGATCGTGCTGCAGAACTATGCCCTGGTCACAGGCTTCGTGCCGGCTACGGGTGCCAACGATGACGGCACCATCCTGCTGGACCAGTTGAATGCCTGGCGACGGGATGGCCTGCACCGGCCGGGGCAGACGCTCGACTATCTGACCGCCTATGGCTCGATCGCACCGACGGACGTCGTCGGGATCCGCCGCGCCATCGCCTATCTCGGCGGGGTGCTGGCGGGCGTGCAGGTGCCGCAAGGCTTCCTCGATCTGGGGCTCGGTGAGACCTGGGACTGGGATGCCATCAGCGACCATACCCCGGCAGGCGGCCATGCCATCGCCCTCGTAGGCTACAATCCGGCCGGGGTATTTTTCAACACTTGGGGCGCTCGCACATTCATGCCCTGGTCAACCTTCACGCGGATCGCAGACGAGGCTTACGGCCTGCTGTCGCGGCAGAACTGGCTGGGTGTTCCAGGCACGGCACCGACCGGTGAGGACTTCGACGCCCTGCTGGTGGAAGTGAGGGCGGCATGACTTGCGAACTTGCGCAAATTCGCAAGCTGGCACTTTGCGGGCTTCTGACCCTATCAGCGTGCTCGGCCGGATCCGTCGCGCCCGTCACGATCAGTCAGGCCATTGCCGGCGTACAGGCGGACCTGACGAAGGCCGGCGTGGTCAGCGTGTCCGGCGTGCAGACCTGGACGGCAGATCAGGCCGCCCGTTTCGATGCCAACGTGCGTGCGCTCCAGTGTGCCCAGCATACGTCTGACCCGGTCGTGGCCATGATTGCCGGGCCGGTCACGATGGATCTGTCCGGGAGCTTCAGTCAGTCGGGATCATTCTCGGTTTCGGCCGCTTCAGCCATGCCGGTCTTTGGGCTCCAGGCCGATACCAGCCGGACGAAGGGGCAGACACTCAACGTGCCTGTCCAGTTCGTGCCGCTCTCTGCCTTGCCTGATGCGGAAGCTGGACGGCAAGTTGGCTATGCCGGGGCGCTGCTGGGGCAGAACGATCTTGTGCGGCAGGAGGTGGCTGCGCGGATTGAGGCGGACCGGACGGCACTGGCAGCATATCTTGAGCAGATGATCTCAAATACCATGCGCTGTCTTAAAACAAAGATCCGGCCATTCGCAGGCCTAAGAAAAGGATAG